TGCGTAGAGGTTTGGCGCTTCAGCTGTCACCGCTAGTTGGTTACTCGCCCAATGCGACTGGGGATAAACGCAACCGGACTGCGCATTGGCTCGGTAGCGTGAAGGCGCGATCTGCGGCTCGAGTTGCGGCCCGAATAGCTGCAGCTGTTGGCCCGGCGCCAGTTCAACAGCTATCGTCAGCTGCGTTCCTGGATCGTTCAGCTTTCCACTTGAGCTGATCCTGCTCCAGCCTGGACTAATTGAGATGGAGTCGGTCGCACTTACCGTGGCGCCACGTCTCGTTAGTGAGATCGCAGAAGCAGCGGAACAGTTCACGTAGATCGAAAAGCAGTATTGGTAGTTGGATGGAACCGTGAGCGTTTGTGTGAGCTCCTCTTCTGCCTGCGCGGCATTTACGACAGAGAACGCCTGCGATCCGCCATGGGGATCCGGCAGCCCGCCCGTGATCTGAATGGATGGTCCTGCCAGCCAGGGCGCCTGTGTCAGATCCGAGGTCGAGCTAAGCATGTTACCTGTTGGATCGATAAAGGTGAATGCACGTAAGGGACCAGCGCAGCCCGTGAAATGCGCCTGGATCGCCTGCAAATCAGCCGGCTCCAGTTCCGTATAGGCGAGTTGCCAGAACAAACGGGATGCCCAGGGGTCCGGCAAAGCAATCGTCGATCCATCCGGAAGTATGTTCGCGACTGGCCGCGTAACTGCTGCTCTGCGGATCGGGTATTGGGCGAGCGCACCGCTGCTTAGTTGTGGATAGAAAAGTTCAGCCATTTGTCTCGATGATTTGAAGCGCTGTCGAGCTCAGATCGGGCCCGAGGTAACCGGTGACTAACTGCGATGTCGCGAATCTGCAATTCGGCACGTTCGTACCGCTAATGGGGTCCGGAAAAGTAAACGTGGAGTACATGCCCTGTTGCTCGACAAAGAATTGTTCGAGCGCATAGATTTCCGCCTCATCCAGCTGAGTGAGATCAATCTGCCACTCCCGCCTGATGCTGCCCTGCGAGAGAAAACGCTGATCCGTTCCATCAACGAACCGGATAACTTGAACGGGCTGCGCTTGAGTCACCGTAGTCGGGTACTGGCTCACGGCGCCAGACTTCAGAAGCGGGAAAGTGCTCATTACAGCTCCGAAATCACATCGTTGAGGCTGCTGGAGTTCAGAAGCGCAGTTTTCACGGCTTGAGCGATTTCGCTACTCTGATACCGCAGTGTGGGCGAGGTCGCAGCGCTGGCATTGGCCCCGTTCGCCGCATTAGCGCTGGTCTGAATCGCAGATCCCGCGTAGCCAGACGTGCCGTTTGCCCCGACCGAGATGGTCTGCTCCTGCGGCGAAGGCAGCTGGAATTTAACCAGTGGTGGTGGCGCACTCTTCCCGCCGCCTCCAAACAGATGCAATAAACCGCTGACAAGCGATCCGATTCCACCTCCGGCGCCGATCACGCTGGCCAAACCTCCCATCGCCGTCTGCTTGATCAAGTTAGGCCAGATACTTCCCGAGCTGGTTGCGGTTGACCCCGAAGATGACGCCTTTCCAAATTGAATGCCCTTAGGATTGCTGTTCAAATAATTAGATGAAGTGCGAAGTCCATCCGAGTTTCGCGACGGAGCGCCCAATGCTCTGCTTGACCCAACTTGTGAGGCCTTAAGCAGCTTGTCAATGGAAACAGCTCCCGCCTGGACATCAGACATGTTGCGCGTTATTGCCGAAATGTAGTTTTTAGATTTAGCCACGTTGTAACTCCTTTTGCCACTCTTTCTCTAGCAGCAGAATCCCTTCGGCCACCTTGGCCTCGAACGCAAGAGGAATGCCTCCCCCGAATTGCTTCCACAATTGAAACTGCTCCATAATTTGTGCGCTTTGTGACGAAATCACGGATTTTGGACACTGCAAGGCAATCGCACCTTCGCGCGCCCAAACCGCTCGGCGGCCGACCGGCTCGACCTGGACCGCCCATGCACAGTTACGCAGTTTGACCAGACCGCTCGATCTGCAAGGTTCGCATTTCCACGCGGCTGGCGAGGAAAACTGAAAATGGAATGCGATTAGAAGTTTTTTCTTTCTTCGTCTGTCAGGCTGAGCTCACCCTGGATACTGGCCGCAATCTCGTCAGTCAGTTCTTCAGGACCTGCGTCAATCAAGAGCTGTGGCGTCGCCGCCGCTCCGTCGATTTCTAATCCTTCGATTTCCACCAAGCCCCATTCGAGATAGAGCTTCCGGACGAGAAGGTCGGCCAACCCGGCTTCCACCTGGTCGGCGGCATCGCCGGCGCGCAGGAATTCGTCCTTGCGCATCAGATCACGAACCAGCCTGGTGAGTTCAATGCGCTGCGCAAGAGAAACTCTGCGCGTCGCATACCGGATGCCGCTGAACGACTTACTTGATATCCACCGCACACTCTCGTAGTGCAGCGGTTCAAGCGAATGCGATATAGATTTCGTCATCTGCTATACCCTGACTTACGTTGTTCTGAAACTGCCATTGCAATTGAGTCTGAGAATCTTCGTACACCGGTATCGCCGGCATCACCTGGGGCAGATAAATCGCCATCAGCTGTCCCTGTTGCTGCCCCAACTGCAGCAACGCGGAGACCGGAACGCGCTGCTTAGCGGCATAGTAAAGAGCCGCCGTCTGCGCATCGTTCTGGGCGAATAACCTGATCTTCGACGTCACCTGACGCAGGCCGGCGCATATTGCACGCGGCACGCTGGAGCCAAATTCTTCGGACCTTAGGGCGATGTTGTTCTTCACCTCCACACTTGCACTCGCGAGCGTGAAGAATTGGGATGGGGTCGCTCCCAGCCAGACTTGGCCCAGATAACCCGGTATCGGTGACGCATCGAAGGAGTCGAGAGCCGGTTCAAGAGGGTACGAGCTCAAGCCGCCATCGCCCGCAACGAAGGTGTTCGACGAGATCAGATCTGCCCCCGGGCCACTGAACATAAACTCGTGGTAGTCTCCATTGACTACAATTTCGCAGGTGTCGACGGCAGCACCGGTCAATATTCTGCTCGCTACAGCCGTCGGATCCCAGTAATCGTACACGCTTAGACTCGGAAGGACTGTCGACGTCCGGTAAGTAATCGTGGGCGCCAGCGTCCCACCAATCGTTACAGCATTGGAGAAAGGTGCATTCAGGGCAAAATTAATTGAATCCGGCGTGGATGTTACAAATCGAATCTCGCCTGCATAGGATACCGCGGAACCGCTTGTTAGTCCGTGGGCAACCGGAGTCTGGAATGCCGCCTGATTCTGAACAGCACCGATAGTAAGAGGCTGACATAATTCCGGAGTACCGCCGAGCGCCGCCTGAAACAGGACGCCATAGCTTGGCGAACCAAAGTTGTTCCACGCCGTTAAATAGCTGTGAATGTCGAATGCTGTCCGTCGTCTCGCATTTCGGGACGCGCCTAGATAGGTCCGTGATCCCGTCTTGTCGATTCGTTTACGCGCTTCCAGCATCTGCTGCGCATCGACTCGCAGCGCTGTGATCCGGCCGGCCGCACTCGGCATTGCCGCTTGTCCATACGCCGATTCCAGTGCTACGTAAAATCGGTTCGCATTGGAAAGAATGTATTCGCCCACCCTGTCAGCTCCGGCTCACGTTCAGGTTGCAGCTCACACGGCCCGATTGGACGAACCCCAGGCCACCGGGCTGCGGCGGCTGTAATATAACTTCATAAACGCCCGAGAAAAACAGCCCTTGGCCCCAATCCCCGCGATTCTGCCTCAATATCGCTGTGAACGCCTCTACATAAAAATGAACCCACTGATCGGTATCCGTTGCTAAGTTGGAGCTGGCCCAGATATCCGCGATGACAGATACTGCACCTGAGAGGGAAACAAACTTTTCCACTTGGGTATTCTTGACGCCGCCGCTATACAAGCACACCCGCGGATAAGTAAGTTGAACGTCCCTGTCACCCAAAATCGGGCTCGCCGAACTAAGAATCACCTGGTCAGACGTGATCAGCGGGATGTTTGCATTTGAGGCGGCTGCCAGCGCGGCAATCTCCTGCGTAAATGCGTCGTTTGTTGTAAGCAGGCCCTGTATTACCTGCGGAGCCAGGATGGTCAACGGTATCATTTCACCCTCTTTGAATCCTTCGCGAAAGCACCAGGTACACGTCCGGATTTTGTCCGCTTCCTGCCGCTGGCCCAGGAATCACTCCGCTCGTCGGGAGCTGCCACACAGATCCGTTCGCGATCGGATTCGCATTCTGGCGCTGAAGTCCACTCGGGTTTGTTCCTGCATATACGTTCCAGCCAGTCGCGGTTTCAGGCACAACTCCCGACGGCGACACCTGCAGGTTTGTTGCCCCATTCAGCACTACCGCGCCGCATATTCCGCTGGCGCTCTCATTTCCCGCGCTGTCCACCCAGGTCGTTTGAACGTAGAGTGTCTGTTCCGGTGTTATGCCGGTCACCGTCGAGAGCAGCGGCGTTCCAGCCTTTGCTAGCGGCTTGTACACTAGGCCGAGACCGGACATGAAGAACATCTCGCCCGCTTCGTTTGCAGAGGCCTGATACTCCGTCCACTTCGCCTGAAAGCGCGTGTTGAGCTGAACGTTATAAGCTTCCGCGAAGAATCGTGACAGCGAATCCAGGCAGAGCCAGCGATATAACGTTGGAGTCACGACTACTGTTGAGACGCCGATGGTTCGTCGTTCCAGCCACTGAGGATCCGACGCTCTCATCTTCAACAACCAGAGCAACAATTTGTCGCCTATCGCGCCCACTGACAAATTAATCTTGGTTGTTACGTCTATTCCGTGCGATGATGCGACCTGGGAAACGGAATCTTCGAAATTCAGGAGATCGCTGAGCGCGATGACTTCCTGGTCAGTGAACAGTGCCATATGCGTCTACTTGCCCCCACTCGGGTTATCGCCGCCCTTTTGGCGCGAGATCCCGTGCAGTTCCGGGTCAGCAATAATGGCTACCTGAACCCGCTTGGCCATTGCAGCCTTCTCGGCGGCTCTTTTCGCAGCCACCTGGGCCTCGACATACCGGGCTTTGTCCTTGTCTCCTGCCAGCGTCGCCCTGCCCTCCACGATCAGCTTTGCCGCAACACTTCGGGACACTTCCGACATTAGTCCCGCTTTGCCTCCATCGGCCGTCTCGAGACTTACAACAAGCTGGTAAGTGTCGGTAAGGCTGTTCTCGATCTCGCGTATCTTCCGGTAATACTGTTTAACGTCCATGGATAATCTCCCGAAAAAAAAAGGGGAGCCGCACCAGCAGCTCCCTGTTTAACATTTGTCTAATTTTGAATTAGCTGTTTACCTGAACACCAAATCCGTTGCGCAGCACGCCGCAGCCATAAAGCACATCGACCGTGAACTGCTGGGAAAGAGTATTCGGCTGATAGCTCATAACCACACGAATTCCGAAATTGCCCATTTCGGCATACTCGGCCACAGCACCGGTACCCGGAAGCGGTTGCGGAAGACGGCGGACCACCAGCCCGATCGCATCTCTCGAGAAGGCCACGTTGTGCGTGTTCGTGTTGGGGCTCGTACCAGTCGTCGGAACGAACTGAGAACGGAAGATAAAAAAGTCCTTCATCTTGCCGACGTTGCCCTCGACCAGCGCCTTCAAACCAGCTTCACCTGACGAATAGTATTCGCTGAAGCGAGGGATCTGGCGGATTTGCGAGTAAGTGTTTGAATCGACCACCAGGTACTTCGGTGCGCTCGCAGGAACCATCGCGGAGAACAGCGCCGTTTCAGCCGCATCAATCGTTGCTTCTGTGATGGGCGAGCCGGCGGTTCCGACCGGATGATTCGACGTGAACTGGCCGTAGAGATTGAGCAGATCCTGCTCCACCTTCTCAGCAATCGCGATCACTGCCGGCTGCATGTAAGCTTTCAGCAGATCGGGAAACGCCAGAGCCTTAGTCACGTCTGGAATCTGGAACGTAGCTTCCGCGTGAGTATTGAGAACAATCTGAGCGTTCAGCAGGCTCGGATTCTGAGGAGTTACCGTGCCGCCCTCCGCGATGTTGTTCGCGCTGAGCACCGGCGGAATCGGCACGTTGACCGTGTCTCCGGCGTGCGCCAGGACAGGCTCATAGTCGCGATTAACCAGGTTACCCATAATGAGATTCCCGGTCAAAGCCGGCAAGGCTTCGGCGGCCACAAGCTTGACAATGGCGTTCGTCAGATTGGCGGATGTAATGATTGACATAGATCTCCTAAATTGAATTGGCGACACGATCCCTCGGCCGCCTTGTTGCTACTTGCTATCGGCGACAAACGCTTTTGCCTTCGTGAATCGCCGTCAGCTTCTCTGCGTGAAGCCTAAGCTCCGCGCAACGCCTGAGACGCCAAACGCGATATCTCCTGGCGTACTCTGTCGAGTTCTTCTTTGCTCATGCCCGGCTTGATCTTATCGAGATCCACGTGCGCAGCAGGCTGCGAGGAATTCCGGGATGGCGTCTGAGCTCCACTGCCTCCGGCGATACGGGCCGGAAGAAGCTCCGGGTTTTCTTCAAGAAATTTATTCAGATATTCCGGCAGAGGTTTCGCGTCGGCACCCTTCGCGTGCAGCCGGCCATCCTCGCCGCGCGTGATGTCATCTCGAACCGCACGAAACGCCAAATCGACCTTGGCCACTCCGAGCCTCTGCAGTTCGCTGCGGATTTGCGAGTTCCGGTCAGCTTCCTCCGCGATCGCACGCGCTTTGCGGTTCTCCTCTACCAGCTGGTTCAGCCGGGATTCCAGTCCCTCGCGCCGCTTCCGCTCCTCTTCAAGCTCAGCCTTATAGGCTGGCTCAGCCTTTTTCGTCTCCGCTCGCACAAACTCTTCGATCGCGTGGCGGACGATATCCCGGACATCGGGACCGGACGTCGGCTCATTTTCAATTGGCATCTGATCTGACATAATTTGCTCTCCCTTAGCTCAAAAATTGAGCGTCTATTTCACGCGCAATCTGGTCTTTTGTCTCTTGCCGCGCATCGTTCAGGTACTTCAACGCAAGCCGCTGGAATATCTGTCGCTTCAGCGTTGTACTCTTGATGCCAAGCTCAAGGAGGTTCTTTGCATCCTGCAGTTCGGAACCGAAATCCGTGATATCGACTTCATCCAGCCCGGCAACGCTGATGGTCGAGGCATCCTCGCGCGCGTCGCTGACCGCGGTCAGAACCTGCCGCATGCAATCCTTCACGGCAGTACCGTAGGCACGCAGAACCTCTTTCGTGATCGTGAAATCCATCTGCTTACTGGCTGCCGACTGAGCGTGGCCGCTGATCATCTCTCCTGAGGCCTGCGAGAGGTAACAAACGCGATAAATCTCGTCTTTCAACGTCTCGAGATTCTGGGCCGCAATCTGGTACACTTTACCGTCCGGTTCGGTCCAACCAAACTTATCGGTAGGTCCCAGTTGAATGTAGTAACTCTCACCGACAATCTGGTTCCACTCACGGTCGGAGTAAATAACGGGCATGGCAAAAAGGCCCATCGTGATCGCCCACGCCAGTGCATTCGATTTGTTAAAGTGCTCTAACTGGAGGTGAGCTGCTTTGTTCATCAACCATAAGCCTTCACTCACCTGCAAGGTGAACAGCGGAACGCGCCTTTGCCGCACCAGCGCATGTGCCCCCTCGCCGATAAGCTGTATCGTCCCTGGCTGCTGGTCCGTGCCGACACGCCTGAAAGTTCTGTATCGCTCGCGATCATAGTAGTGCCAGCAGGTCTCTGTAACGATCTCGGCGGAATCGACGCTCGGCTGCCGACGTACCGTCTGTCGCAGGACGATCCACTCGTAATCGCCGCGCTCGTCTTTGCTCCAGTTGATGACGTCTTCCGGCTGGTAGTGGACCAGGTAAGCTCGTGAAAGTCCCGCGGCATCTTCTTCCGCTCGATTAGCCACAAGCGCGGAGCTCCGCGGAAAATCCAACAGCATGTGAGTGCGGCCATTCACCAGCGCATCAATCAGGCAGTGACGAAAGAAACTGGAGAGCTTGGTCCCCCTCAAGTCGCAATCTTCTGCGAATATCGCGAGAAACTTCTGACCCGAGTCGCGGCCGCTATCCACTTGAATGCTCGGTTCGCGGCGAAACAAAGTAGAGGCATACCAGTCCACGATCGATCCGATATAGTTCTCATAGAACACCCGTTGCAGGCGCTCGCCGTAGACGTCCAGAGGCTCTTTCTGCCGTCTCAGCAGGTAATCCGCAGCCCTGTACTGAAATTCCTGGCCACCTCGATAGAGGTCCCGATATGTGCGCCACATCCGTTTCTGGTGCTTAAATTCCGGATGCTCACGATCGATCTCTGTCATTTCTCCTCACCCGTTTTTTCTTCGGTCTGCTTCATCTCGCCTCTTCACAACAGCCGCTTGCCCATCTCTCCCGCCGTGGGACGCTCGCCATACAACTCCCAGATGGCGTATCCGAGCGCGTCCGACGCGTGCGTCCGCTTCGGATCGCGAACCTTGTCGATAACACCCGAATCCGGCTTGAACAGGACCTCTTCGAAATCCTTGATCAACTCCCGGCAGCGTGGATCGACCTCCAGCTTTACTTCGCCGAGCGCGCTCGTCAGCAGTGCGTTCACCTTTCGAACGCGATCCAACACCGGTGGATTTTTAGCAGGTACGCGAACCTTCACATTTCGAAATCCCGCTCTGTATAAAAACGTCTGCAGCATCGTGTAGTCCGTCGCACCAGTCGTATGCATGTTCCTGCCGCTTGCGTCGCCGAACACTTCTAGCCCCGCCGCGTGTCCGCCAAACCGGTTTTGAAACTCCTCGCAGGCTTCCTCGGTCGTTGCCCGGTCCAACACAATCTCGTCAATCACCGCTATCCCGGCGCCGCTCGCCTGCAGCAACACCGAGCTCATCGGCGCGACGTTAAAGTCGAGCGCCCACAACAATGGCTTTTGCGGGTCGTATTTGTGCTCGACCACATGTATGTCCCGGTTAAAGCAGTGGTACACGCGATCAGCCCGACTGTTGATGTATTCACCCAGCACTTCTTGCTGGTAAAACTTAGGGTCGTAGCTCGTTTCCAGCCGCCGATAATAGTCCGGCGTCTTATTCAACAAAAACCGATTTTCAAAGGGCCTAGCTCTTACGAACCCGTAACCCGGAACTGGAGTCCTAATGAAGCGCTTGTAAATCCAATCATGTCCCTGCGGTGTCCACACAGCAAAGCCACAAAGATGCGTCGCGCGCGGGTCTCTAAGTCGGGCCTCCAGTCTCAGCCAGCCCTCTTCACGCGTGTACGATAACTCGTCAATTCCGAACCACGCCAGGTTCGTTCCACGTAATCGCTCCGGTTCTTCGAGCGATCTCAGCAGCACGGTACATCCCGTTGCCGCCACCAATAATTCCCCATCCGACTTTTTGAAGTCGTACTCGATGTCGTGCTCCTCGAGCATCGCGAAGAGACTCGTCAAGGTCGCATCGCGAAGCATCGCGAAGGTCGGTGCAGCGAGCAACCCCTGCCGCCCGCGGTTGACATACGATTGCCTGAGCGCTTCAAAACAGAGCGCCGCACTTTTCCCGGAACCTACCGGCCCTGAAAAGCCTTTCAACCTTTCTCGTAAACTCTGAAACCTCGCCTGCGAGGGCAGATGGCTTTGAACCCAACAGAGTTCTTCATTCGGCTGGCTCTCGCTGCCGCTCTCTCCGCCAACCAC